GAACGTAACGGAGCGTAAATCGGTAGAATGATTTGCGTATTTCTTCATATAATTATTCCTTCTCGATAAGTATTAGTGGCTTTATTTATACGCACCCACAACAATAGAATAAAACTATCGCTTCGGTTACTTCGATTGTTTCTATCAATGACTATAACTATCACCACCCCTAAGATAGATTAGGATTCTTCCTGTAACCACTTCAATATTCATCACTTAATGATAATAATTCCTATCTAAATTTGTCTTACAATAAATCCAATAAAAACAACACGTTACAGCAGGTGGTTATAGGCGGGGCAAAGGGCGGAAAAAGAAGTGGTGATAGTTATATCTGTACACCACACCAAACGCACAACCCAGGTAAATATACTCATACAAACATCAAAGGAAATACTAATGAGCCTTTTGGATATATTCGGTGACTATCGTAGATCACTATTAGAGGTAGGGCGCAAGACAGTAGAAAAACAAATCAGACAACCACTCACACCCACCGAGCAGAATGATATGAAACCATTTGTTGATTCACCTCAGATGGCGTATCTATGGAACGTTTCTATCTTGGGTGTCCCGAGTGGAGATTCATCGGGTGACGATGGAAAGAGGATCAACTTTCATGCGCGCAATACGATCATCCCTTCTATGTCACAAGAAGCCATTAAGCGAAAAGTTGCGGGGGTCGAATATGCATGGGCTGGTCGGGACACATCACCCAAGATATTTCGTGTCACTTTTTGGGATAACGAATCATTGGATGCCTATCACTATTTTCAGCGCTGGTACTTTATGATGAATGACCCAGTAGAAAAACGCAGTGTGCGTCCTGCTCTCTATAAACGGCGAATCGATTTAAAATTGGAAAGTGCAAAGAACACAACCAATGAAACGTTTTCGTTTGATGGGGCATTCCCTACGGAGATCAGTGAAGTTGAGTTGACTTATGAGAACTCACAGGCATTTACCTTCGATGTCATGTTTCATTTCAATAAACGATTATCAGGGAGTAATGCATAAATGTCATTCATTTCAGATTCGCTCGCACGCAAGGCAGAACAGAACCCCCAGATGGATTATATGTGGCGGGTTCAAATGCCTTCGATTGATACGATCACAGATTCCAGTGGTGGCAATGATCTACGTGCATATATCAACCGGAATAAAAAACAGACGAGTAACCAATCATCATCAACAATTTCAGCCGAAGACATTTCATTTCGGGTGTTCCAGATAGACACGCCATATACGAGCTTCACGCCACGCAAGAGCATACATGGCCTAAGCTACCGATACGCAGCGGATCACAATGACATAGGCTCGTTGACCGTTCTAATCGATGAAATGGAAGACGGTATGACCCTTGCGTATCTGATGGCATGGCACGACTTGATTAAAAACAGTGATGGCTCACGAAACCCACCAGGGATGTACAAGAAACAAATCAAACTGGTTCGTCTATCACAATCAGCGACAGATATTCATTTCAGTGATTACATCGGGTATTTCCCTACGGATATACAGCCAACGCAGTACAATTATGATGGGAGTGGTGTTCTTCAATACTCGGTTACTTTCACAGGCGATGATGTACTTCACCAGCGAGTAGAAACTGAAACCGCTATCGCTAGTGTAGAGAACGAATTGTTACGTGCTAACTACCGAACACGTAATGTAGGATTATCACCAACACAAGCAACCGAACGAAATGAAGCACGCCGAAAATCACCGCTTGGGTATGTACTAGACGCAGCATCGTCATATTTTGGCTTATAAATAACACCAAAAGCAAAGGAGAATAATCACTATGGTATCGGCTAAGAAACCAACGCAGTCTATGTTTGTCGATGACGACGAACAACAACCAACAACCAAACCCAAAGCACCTGTTAAGAAAAAATCGACGCATGTGAAAACAGAAGACACAGTTGGTCTGCATGACAGCGATAAAAATATTCTCATGCTACCATCAATGGGTGTTCTCGGTTATCCAGAAAAAGTATCCTATCGGGATATTATGTTTAAGGATGAAGAGATTTTATCACTCGCCACCCCCGATACGTATGCAGAGACACTTAACTCTGTACTAAAGGGTGTCTTGAATGATTGCGAGTTCTTTGAAGATATCTCAGTCTTTGATCGTGACTACCTATTGGTATGGTTATGGGCTAATAACTACACATCCGTTAAGGCGATGAGCGCCCAGTGTGGTCATTGTGGTCATTCAGATGACAAGCACGTTGATCTCTCTAAAGCAGAAGTAACCGATATTAAAGCAGATGATATTCCGGTTCCTTTTAAACTTCCGTTGAAGAATGCAACTGTTACGCATGTTGAGATTTACTTGAATACGGTTCAAGATGAACTTGATGTTGAGAAGTTCATGAAGAAGAACCCTAAAGCGAATTTTGAAATGATTATGCTGGCGAGTTCGATTGATATTGGATTCTCTATCCCCTTAGAACAAAAATATAAATGGGTGCGTGATAACGTATCAAGCCAAGAACTTGGGATTATTCGGAAATTCCATCAGTATTTTAAATTCGGTGTCACTGATACGATTGAACATAAATGCTCAGAGTGCGGCGAGGTCACTCCACATAAACTACCCTTTCACCCAGAAGACATTCTTTTCCCAACCGTACAGACAGATTTTGAAGACGTACTACGATCTATGCAAGGTGATGAAACTAGCGCCGAGTGAAGTGGCTAATATGTCGGTGGTGAAGATAGCCTTCTTCTGTGAAGAGATAGAGAAGGATATCAAAGCCAAAGACCCATGGCTATCACCACCACCCAAGATTCAATTGTAGGAATCATAACTAGGTAAATAGTGTGGTAAACCTAAATGACAGGAATCCACACTATGAATCCAGATTTTTTCGACATCAATGAACCCCTACTAGAAGAACTCAATCGAGTCGGAATGTATTCTGACTCGAAACTTCGTCTATATAAAAACAAACAGGCGCTTGTCTTAAACGAAAACTATAAGAAAAAAGACACAGCTAACGCACCCCGTCGTACTCCCACTGAGTATGAGTATAACGGGGTGTCTTTTTCGTGGAATTATTTCAAAGAGATATATACTAATTACGAGAAGTACCCAACACGCTATGACATCATGCAGGCGCTTGGTCTCCCGCGTCCCATGTTCTCGACTAAGCGGAATTATGAGGAGACCATGAACCGCATCATTCGGCATTTTCGTGAAAAGAATAGAGAAGGAGCCGAAATATTGGTTAGTTTAAGTGATCGAGAGGAAGCCTATTACTCTGACTCGATACCCGAAGCATCAACCAATAAAATCAACCAAGGCAAGAAAGGTCAGCGTCGTGCGTCTACTCCGGTTGTTGATATGCTCAATGGACAAGCCGTGGTTCCTGGTGAGTTCTATAGCGATATATCCCGCATCCCCAAGCGCAAATGGGGTAACTGGGTGCGTTTTTGGGAACGTCAGGTATCACGTATCAAAAACCCTAAATCAATTTTGGGTCGTGTCTGGTCAAAGACTTTTATCATGGGATACCAATTCCAGCGCAAGGTGGTGGTTGAGATTTGGTACAATTCCGCAACCTCTGACTTCAGTGTGTATGACCAGAATGGTGGTGAGCTAGGCCGAGCAACCAAAACACTACAAGAATCCATTCGGTTATTTGTTACCTATCTGGTGCGAGAGTATTCGTCCGATAAGGAAATTTTTCAGAGCCAGGGCGATGCATCCCAATTAGCAAAATCATATATGAGTGCTATTAAGCGTGGTGCTAAACGCGATGCCATTGAAGCAGATCGTGAGGCAAAGCTAGCAGCAAAGGAACAAAAGAATAAAGGCAATGTACAGAACTCTATCAGTGGTGCGGTTAAAGCCGGAACACAGGCCAACGTACAGAGCCATGCTGATGCTGATGCTCGACGTAAAAAAGCATCCCCTGGTAATGCTGATGCTGATCCCAGTCGTGGTAATTCTCGTCAGGATGAGGACAACAAGCGACAACAAGAAAAATCAGATCGTGGGTGGGCAGAGAATCCCAATGAGCATACGGGTAGTGGTAATATCGAAAAGAAAATGAAAGACGCTATCAATAAAGCACGCAAGGCTAAAGGGTTTGAAGAAGTCAGTCCTGAAGAATACAAAGCTAAGTATAACTTCAATCAACGAGAAGAAGAGATTAAGAAACGTGCGCAACAACAACGTGATGATAGTGAGCGTGCAAAGAACAACTATATGCAGCGCACTGGTGGTACAGCGCAGTCAATCGGTCGTGATGACGTAGTATATACGAGTGGTGATAAGACTAATCCTTCTTCTAATACGAAACAGAAAGGAATGTACGATCCTTTCGTATACGCCAATCAAGGTATTAACGCCAATCAGGTTACACAACTACGCACCAAGTATATGGATTTGAAGGCTGAATACGAAGCAGAAACACAAGAAGTCGCTCGCCAGGAACGAGAAGCACGTGATGTTCAAAAAACTGAGGCAGGAAACAAACGTAAGAAGATTCTGAAAGATGACATCCTTGCTAGTCGCACCCAGGCATTACGGTTGAAGCGCCAAATGGAAGACGCAAAGAAAGAACTCAAGAAACTAGGTGATGATCCTTCGAGTAACAATCAGTTACGGATTGCCGAAGCAGTCAAGGATTTTACTGAGTTTGAGTTTGATGCAGCCTCACAGGAATTGGATCGTGAAGCGGTTTCTCGTCGTAAGGCAGCCGAGCAGAGTGGGTTTACCACCTCTGCGATTCGTACCTCTACAATGACCGAGCTATTGTCTGTTTACAACGAGACACGTGTCAATCCCAAAGGAATGAACACGTTTAGTCGTTTTATTCTCAATCGTCTTAAAGTCTTTCGTGGTCGTCGGGCACGTCTTGAACTACCGAAAGAACGAGCACCAGTCATTGATCGTATGCGGATGGCATTGATGGGTGCTTCATACCGTGCTGATTTTGTTATTGGGTTCTCATTGAAAGATGCCATTAATATTGAAGTTTGGTATGTAACGGAACCTGATAGTGATCAGTACAATAAAACGATTTCTAGTTTTTATGTATATGATGTGACATCGGCCACCGTGGTACGTGCGAATCTTCCTTACTATCGTTCCGCAGTTCAGGTGGCAATGGCTAAAATTGGAGTATCATAATAATGGAAGGAAATACCTTTGATGCGTTTCTTGAGAGCTACCAAGAAGCTAACAATGATTTGATCAAGGAGTTCGGCTCATTCGGGCTGGCTTCTGTTCGTTCGTCGGCTAATAAAAAACAAGAGAAAAATGATAGTTTCAATAAACCGGATAGCGGTTTATATATGAACCGGATGAGCGGAGAAGGTCGCGGTGATGATAATACAATCACACAGCCGTTCATGTCTGGCTTTATGTCAGAACTTAAATCAAATACGTACACAGTTAAGGTATCTAATCTTTTCGAGGACTTGGTTTCTCCTTTGGGTGATAAACTCGACGGTTTACAATCAAACGATCATACCTTTCTTAACAGGCTACAATATGATACCGAGAGTTATCTTGGTGCCATAGTACGTGAAATTCGTAATGGTAATAGAAATCAGGGCAACACTTTTCTAAGTGCTATTAAGACCAATTATGATATGTTCATGCGTCATCCTATATGGAATACGTTTATGGGGGTTATGCGAGCAACCACGTGGACACTTAAACAAATATCCACGCATGTTGTCATGCCTATTCTTCGTGGTGGTTTCCGGTTACTGTTTGGTCAGAAGAAAGACGATGTACAGACTCGTATACTCAAGGCTATACAGAAACAAACTGAGTTTATGCGTACCGGACAGACGGGTGAATCTCGTGGTCTGTTAGCTCGTATACGCGATATGGGTGTTATTGGCGCTACCGCACGTGGGGCGATTGGTCGTGTGACTGGTGGACAGGAAGACGCACAGAAACGCCAGACCGCACGTGAGCAGGGAGAACAGGTGGCGGGTGGGTTGACTAACTGGCTGAATGATCGTCTATACGGTAATGATGTAACCAAACGAAGAACATCCGAATCATTGGGTTCCCCTGAACAGAAAAGAGATTTGGTGACGATCTCACCCGAAAACCGAAATGATCTTATCGGTAAAGTCAGCATAGAACCAGAATCCAGAACAGGGTTTAGTGGGTTGGTTACTTTATCACCACAATCAATGGATGATATTCAACAAATAACCGATCAAAATAATCAGGCACTTGGTTTTGTCTTTGAACAATCATTCATTAGTGCTATGTATTCATTGCGCCAGAGAGACCCAGTGGTTCCTCGTCTTGAACAACTGAATGAATCATTAGTGGCTTATTCTGATTTCAACGAAAGAAATGCGGTTCGTGATTGGGATTTCCGAGAGGAACAAGAAAGAACAACAACCACTATCGTTAGTGAATTGATTGATATCAATAAACACACAAGGAAGTCAGCCAGGGAAAACGAACGAATCCGTAGACAGGGATTACTTCGTATGTTGCTGGGCGGTGCTATGGGTGTTATTAGCACAATCACGGGTGCATTGACTTCTGGTTTATCGGCTATTGCAGGAACATTGACCACGGCATTGGGTGGGGTTGCGGCTGCAATCGCTGCTGGTAGAGCGATGATGCGTAGGGGCGGCGGTACTCCACCCGCTGGTGGTGGTGGCGGTCGTCGTGGAAGTCCACCCGCTGGTGGTGGTGGCGGTCGTCGTGGAAGTCCACCCGCTGGTGGTGGTGGCGGTCGTCGTGGTGCAGGTAAATGGTTGGGTCGTCTTGCTCTTCCTGCAACACTTGCGATGGGTGCCTATCAGATGGGGAGTACGTTCTTAGACCCAGAAGCATCAACTAATGACAAGATTCAGACGACTGGTGAGACAGGTGGTATGCTTGCGGGTGGACTGGCAGGTGCTAAGGGTGGTGCATTGTTAGGATCACTACTTGGGCCGGTTGGTGCTGGTGTGGGTGGGCTGGTTGGTGGTGCTGGTGGTGCATTCCTGGGGTCTAAAGCAGGTGGTGCCTTATCGGGTTTATTTCAATCAGACGATAACGAAGAAAGTGGTATGGGTAAAATGGCATCCTGGTTGAAAGACCTTCCATCCAGTATCAGTGAATCATCGCGTGAGTTGATCAGAGGCGAAGATTCAGAAGGTCGCACTCGTATTCAGCGATACTCAGAAGCAATCTCTGCTATTTCAACTTCGATGCTAACAACAACAAAAGACACATTCAATAATGTCATTAGTGGGGTGAAGGATACGATCACTAATTTGGCTAGTTCAATCCGTGATACTATGGTGAATGTCAAAGACCGTCTAATTGAGAATGTATCCAACACCGTTACTAACTTGGTTAGCTCAGTCCGTGATACTGTAACAAACGTCAAAAATAGTGTTGTTGATAAGGTTTCCACCACGGCTACTAATTTGGTTAGTTCTACTCGTGATGTGTTATCAAACGTCAAAAATAGTGTTGTTGATAAAACATCCAACACCGTTACTAACTTGGTTAGCTCAGTTAGAGACAATTTCGTGGAAACGAAAGACCGCGTGGTTGAGACCGCAACAGGGTTAGGTTCTTCGGTTGTCAACGATGGACGTAATCTATTGGATGGTGCGGGTGATGTAGCATCCAATATAAGTAAGCGTGCTTCTATGGGTGGTTCGGTTATCACGGGTGGCGTATCTTCCATGATCAACAATCTTCGTAGTGGGGATGAAACAAGTAATTCATCGTCTGTATTGGAAGCTGCTACCGCTCAACAACAAACGACACCAGAAGACGGAGGTAATGCACGGATAACCAACTCGATAATGGAGTCGGTTGAGCGTGCTGGTTTCTCCTTAAATATACAGGAAGAGACTCGTGATCTTACCGATACACTACTGGGTGAGAATGGAAAGTCAAATGAATATCTGAAACAGATTGCTGATCTTCTACGTATGATGAAAGATACAGGTGGTATGGGTGGTACAACACCCGAAGAAGCAGCCGATAATTCTGGGTTGATGAGTCAGGTAACTAACTTTATGCGTAATGGTTCTTATGGTGGAATTTAAATGTCAAAACAATACATGATGCAAAAACTTGATCAGAAGTTTAAGGTCAAGATTAAATTACAACGTGACGATGGGAGCATCGTCATTGTAGAAGCACCATTACCAGAACAGTTTGGTTTCACGGTGGGTTCTGAGTTCTCAGCACCATTTGACGCAGCTACTCTCGGGGGTGTTCTACAGAAATTCAAAGTTCCTGGTGCCATGAATGTCGGGAAACGGGTGGGTGTAACCACGACCAAGTTTTATTCCAATCCCCAACCCACCGAAATATCATTCGATCTTGAGTTCCATGCCGAGTATTCGGCTAGGTATGAAGTCGTAGAACCTGTGGTGGCCCTTATGTGTATGTCACTGGGTGATGCACTTACCTTCGATGATGCACTAAGCACCATCGAAGGGGTGAGAGAACAAATTGCAGCATTACTCCCTGGTGCGGGTGAATCTGATTCTAATGAAGAAGGAGACACCAGTAATGCCAGCGAATCAACGATTGTCACTGATTCTTTCAAAGAATCCGCAGATGGTGCAATGGCTCTTTTGGGACTCATTAAAGGGCCAGTAACCGCTACTATCCAGTTTGGGGTACTTTATGCACTCGATAATGCGTGGATCAGTAGTGTTACACCACAGTTCAGTAATGTGGTTGATGCAGATGGTTTTCCTTTAAGTGCTACCTGTTCGGTCACAGCCATCCTACAGAGAGACCCAGTGGTTAACGATGTCAACCGTTTCTTTAATGCTACCTCAGGGGTAAGATGATATGTCACTGAAAGAGAGAAAATACTTATATAACGTGGTTGATATTAATCTCAACAAAGAGCTGGATTATCTAAGTGCTGGTTTTGTTAATATTAAGTTACAAGCCACCACATCGTTCACAATCCCAATAACAATGAAGTATCGACCCGACTTGATATCATTGAAGTTCTATAACAACTACCATCTTGGGTGGCTACTCGCCACATATAACGATTTCCTTGATCCTGTTTTCGATTTTGAATATGAAAGACAGATATCGATCCCTGATCTTGATAGCTATTTCCGATACTACAAATCACAATCAAGGAGAGGGTGACAACAATGGAAGATGACTTCGTTGTTTTTGAGCGTCTTTTTGAAAAAACAGACTCAGTTGATGGTTTGTTCATCCGACTAACATCCGATAAAGATACGAGACTTGAGTATAATACCGTCACTGGAATAAGTTTCAGTGAATCAATGGGGAATATGGTTCCTGTCATGATTATTGATTTTGTTGATGGTTCGGGTGATTTCATCAATCATAATCGATTAGACACCGATGCCGTGTATACTCTCTATTTCGGCAGAACCGTCGAAGATTCATATCAAACCAAATATAAGATAGCGGATATCAATACGGCCAATAAAACAGCAGGCCGTTCGAATAACGTACAGTTCAAGGTCATTTTTGCTCATCAGCACTGGCAAGAGTTAACAGCCATCAATCGCAATCGTGGTTGGTATGACACTTACTACTCGGATGTGGTAGATGAAGTAGTAGCCGACGCTGGTTTTGGTGAAGTAGATATTGAACCATCGAAACGAGCAATCAGTGAGTTGTTACAGAATAATAAACCCGACAACACCATGATACAGGAGATTGCACATTCCGCGACCCCCGAATCAGAAGATGGGCATTACGAATATTGTGGGACATTAGACAATCGTTTTTTCTTTCTAAGCACCGCCACGTTAATCGAAAAAGGCATTGAAGTGTATAAGAACGACAAAATGCCAATTCTTCGATTAGGAGGAAACCCTCCTCCGGCGATCAGGGAAAAAGCATTTAAGGATAATAAAAATATTCCTGTCGGGTTTCTTGGTTTCTCTATCAATGAAAGCTACATGAGTAATGTTACTCGTGGTGTAACGTCTGTTGATGTTGGTTACTATGACTGGGAGGAAGGAAAATACATCAGGAATACGCGGAAATACACTGATCTAAAGTCAACCCAATTATCAGAAATGTCACTGATACGAGAATCAACGGACTTTGTATCACGCAAGTTATACGGGGGGCGTTCTCCTCAGATAGTAGACCAAGCAAACAATGAACTGAGTATGCAGTCGCTTAGTATGCAGTCGATTGATATTAACATTGAAGGACAAATCGAAATGCATTGTGGTGATATCGTAGAAGTCATCATTCCTACGGGGGGAGATTCCGAAGTCCCCTACAGTGAAATGTATTCGGGTTTTTATATGATTAGAGAAATAGAACATGCAATGAGTCTTTCGCGTTCAACCGACTTTACATCCAGGATAACTATATCGCGTCATGGTGTTGATTCGAAAGAATTGAAAGGATATGTGTCATCCAAACGAGGGAGAGCTAATTTTGTCAGATAACCAATTAATGGGGATGTATCGCGGTGAAGTCGTAAACGATCAAGACCCTAAGAGGGCTGGTCGCGTTCGTGTGAATGTTTTTAATGTGTTTGATGATCTTGCTGACGATGCATTGCCATGGGCGATTTACTCTGATCCTTTCATGGGTGGGCAGGCTGATCTCGGTGGTATGTTCGTACCGGACGTAGGAAGCCACGTATGGGTCTTCTTCGAACAAGGCGACCCAAAGATGCCTGTATACTTCGCAGGAGCACCAGCACGGCCCCACGGCCCAACAGAGGCAACGTCGCAGGGTGAATACCCACGTAATAAAGTATTCAAAACCCGCCAGGGCCATACAGTTGAATTTGATGACACTGAAGGTGAGACGCGTATTCGTATTGCTCATGGCCCGTCCGGTACTCAAAAGACATATGCCCATAACGGGGATGCCGAGGAAGTCATTGAGGGTGGATTAACCATCATCGTAGAACAGGATGCAGTTCTATATGTGAAGGGTGATTGTCAAGAAACCGTAGAGGGAAATCTGACACGCTCAATTGAAGGTAATGTCAACGAGATCATCAATGGGAATCTAATTCAATTTATCAATGGTGATATTAACCGTTCCAGTCTTGGACGTATCACCGAAGTATCGAATGGTGGGTCAGAATACACAACAACATCCAATATGAACATTACGGGTTCACGTGTCGATATCAACAAGGGTGGTGGGGCATCAGTAATGGTAGTAGACGGAATCTTCGTTTATACGACTGAGTATGCCTATTCTTTTAGTGCAGCCAAAGATTTAGTCGATGTTGCTGGGTCAAACGCACCATTCGATTCACCAGAAGATGCCGCGAATAAAGAAGATGCACTAAGTGGTGGTGAATTCCCACCAGAAGACACAGAAGTAGTAGATAGCGAAGAAGTAGTAACCAACGACGAGGAAACAGCCGTGGTAGATTCAGCATGTCCAACCGTAGATGAAAGTTCACCGTATTCCACTCCGTTAGGGAATAAAGGAATGACGGTACGTGATTTAACACTCAGTCCTACATTCCCGCACCCGTTAGTGGCGCAACGAGGAAGAACGATCACTGAGTTGGTGTGTAACGCACATCACCTAACCGTGAATGTAATTGATCCTTTGTTAACACAGTTCCCAGAACTACGGATCAATAGTTGCTTTCGTCGTGGAGCTAGCGGTAGTAACCATAATATATTCGCAGCCGTAGACATGCAATCGAAGACTCGACCAGGAAGTATGACGCTATTGAGAGAGGTTCTGGACTTTATCGCCCAGAATATCCCATATCACACCGTCATAGCCGAAACAAGTAAGTCGTGGGGTACATGGTGGATTCATGTTGATTACCGTGAAGATGTAAGCCCTCCACGCAAAAAACGTATGACTTACGTCAATGGTTCCTATACCAACGGCTGGAATCTACCATCATAAAAGGAATATAACCATGCCAGCAGTAACTCGGATAGGTGATTTAAATACAGGCCATGACTGTCATCCTCCTGTCCCTGCATTACAGGGGTCTCCTGATGTGTATGTCAATGGGATTGCGGTTAATCGGCTTGGCGACGAATGGGAGCCTCATTCATGCAACGGCCCACCCCATAAAGGCAAGACCGCACAAGGATCATCGACTGTATATGTAAATAACAAACAGATGACTAGAATTGGAGACCCAGTGGACTGTGGTGCATTTAGTGCAGCGGGGTCGAGTAACGTATTTGCTGGTGGTTAATGGCCTTCCATAAATATACCTCATAAACAAGAGGTATATTAAATGAACAATGCTGTTTACTCGGACATTGACAGGTCACTCAAACAAGACATATCGGGTAATTATGTCATTCATTATGACGCAGACGCAATTATTCAGAGTCTCAAGACCATTTTCTCTACTATATCAGGGGAACGGGTGAGGAATCCTATCGGGAGTGCTCTCATCCGTCTTCTTTTTGAACCCATGAACGAAGAAAATGCGGATTCTATTCGTACCTCTATGATACAAACAATCAATAGATATGAACCCCGCGTAAATTTGACATCAGTTCAAATCACACCCGACTACGCTAATCATATATATGATGTCAAATTGTTGATGTCAGTTAAACGACTTACTAACAAAGTTAAGTTCGAATCTAAACTTCGTTCTCTTTACGCATAAGGATTAAAAATAATGAGCCGCGATTTAACCAACTACGAATACGAAGGGCTAGTCCAACAGATCACTGATCTGTATAAAGACAAGCCTGGGTTTGGTGATGGGTATGATTCATCTACCGGACAATTACTTATTCAACTGTTAGCCGATATCACCGATAACCTCCATTTCATGTTGGAACGTCGATCACAAGAAGCATTCTCATCTATTGCACGACTCGAAAGCAGTGTGTGGATGGCTGCCTCTAGTATAGGTTACGTACCTCGCCGTAGCGTAAGCGCGATGGGTAACTTGGAGCTTACACTTAAAAACAGTGATGGTGGTACTGTCGTCGCTGAATACGATGTTCCGATTTCTTACGGAACTAAAGTGTTCTTTGATGGGGAAGAATTCATTGTCGCGGAAGATGCCACTATTACTCAGGGGGAATCGAGCGTACAACTATCCATCAAAGAAGGAATTCAGAAATCAAAGAGCTATAATTTTGCTTCATCTCCTTTCTTTGAGGATGGGTTCTTAACCTTAGAAAATTATAACACAATCGAAGAGTTTTCACTTAGCATTTCTGGTGATAACGGTGAGCGTTATAACTACGTAGACGAAGTTGACTTGGATGGTTTTCGTGCAGGAGCACTTTCGTTTGCACCAACTAATTACCCTGGCTATGAGATCAGGTTTGATCGCAATGGAATGCGTGTTGTATTTGGTAATGGCAAGTTCGGTAAACGACCACAATCAAATGTCACGGTTTCATGGGTAGAATCAAAAGGATCGGGTGTTAGTATCATCAGAACAGGATTAGATTTTGCGTTCGAATTGGATACTGTGAAAGACTCACGAACCACCATCCCATCGAAGAGTTACTTGTACTCACTAAAGAATACAACATCAATCAACGGAGGGAACAACTCTGAAAGTATCGAAGAAATTAGGGATAACATTGCTTCGTTCATTCGCTCAAATGATCGTGCAGTGACCAACTCTGATTATAAGTTCAGGGTCATGAAAAGTGGTCTTGGTGCTATAAAAGATGTGAACGTATACGGTGAGAGAGAAAACGACTCTATTATATTCACGATGAACAACGTGTATGCTACGTATGTGACGGAAGACCAACTTCCATTGAATGAAACACAAAAACGTCAGCTTCGTGATTATATTGATCGTTACAAGGTCAACACAACCCATGTTGTTTTTAAAGAAGCAGTCAAAACACCCATTCGCCTGGGGATTGATTTCAAACGACACCCGACCTTACCGATATCAAATCAGCATCTATATAAAGAATTACTGTCACGCGTTGACGAGTATTTTGCTGTTCACGTGGGAGTCATTGGTAAAGGTTTCCAATATTCGGAATTTGTTAGCTTTCTACAGAACCTAAAAATAAACTTCAATTCTATTACCTACAGCATGACTGATTATGTCTATGTTACGGCTAGTGCATTCTTTCCCTTCAACGTACCCACCCCTGCGTATGATGGTATTGTGGAGTTGTCGTACAGTTACGTACCAAATGCAACAGATACATGGAGTGTGGTAGTGGATGGGGTTACGTACTCAGTCCCAGTACAATTGAATGATAATGTGGAAACATTGGTGTTGAAGATGCGTCAGAAGATTTTCACAGGAACTCCCTATATGGTAGCCCTTGAAGAACCAAATCAACTACGCATTCGACACCCCAGCCCATCCGGTACGTTCACGGTATCTGTTGCGGCGGGGGATATGACCGAGTTCTGTATCTTCCGTCATTTACTTCAACTTCCACTTGCAACCGCTGGTGGAGTCACGGGGACAACACCACAACTTAAAGCGACAACCATGACGATCAAAGACGCTAACGATGTAGCATTGATGCAAGACGCTAACGGTAATGGGTTGTTTGAATCACTGGATGGTTATTTCTTCCCTGATACGCTCATTGACTACCAAAAAGCTATCATGCAGCTACCAACCGTACCGAACGGTGGTTATTATGTTCAGTATCAGCAGAATGACTTTCAGAATTTTGATGTCGCACTGGATGGCTATATAACATTCTCTTCATTCCCATCATGGGAAGCTGTACAGAACCCAGAAGGTTCTGCCGTATACTTCAGTTACATTAACATAATGGATTAAAAATATATGTCGTATAAAGACACACTCATCAATCGAGTACCAGAATCATATCAACACCATGAAGGTGTCATTGATTATCTTTCTGTTGCGGGTGAATTATTTGATGAATACCAAGCAGCCATTGTTAATATGGACTCCTATCGGGATTTCAATGATGTTGATTCTCGTCGGATACGGCAGCTTGCTATTGATTTCGGAATGAATTTCCCACGAAACATCAACGAAGAAACACAACGAAACATCATACGTGATATCCACGATATATACTCTCGCGTGGGGATAAAGAGATTTACTGATTGGGTGTTTAGGCTCATTGGATGGGAGATCGATGTTCAGGAGGCATGGCTTCCTAATCCTAATCAATACGATCCCTCTATCGCAGATATTCATAAACTCGATTCATACGGTAAGCCATCGGATGTAACAATCACCGATTTTTATAGTGCTGATTACCGTGCCTTCTATATAGGCGAATCTTATGTAGCTGATGATGGTAATGTGTATTTCAGAGGAAGACGTTTCTTCGATAAAACAATCTCGATCGATCAGTTAGAAATTGTGGGTGAACATTACGATGAAATGACTAAGGTAAGAACGGAAGATAAAGTAGGTTCAACCCCGTATATATTTGTTAATGTCAAAGAAGAGAATTATACAAACTTCCTTAACTCATACGTGTACCAACCTACCGGAGAACTATATGGGTTTAACCCGTTAGAGCAATTTACGATCATTGAGAATATTCTTAATTATTTCGTGTATGATAGTTTTCGTCCCTCTCATGTGCGTGTGGTTATCATCGTCAAGACAGAAACGAACGAAGATTATCTTACTATATACGATGATGTGTCCACCAAGTACCTCAGTAAACCGCTTATCATGGAAGATGATGGAGTCGTGACATTAGAAGAAACATCCAGGCTCGACCACACCATTGTGTCGGGTGATTTGTTTATGTCCGGTACACCACCCCATCCATTTGGCAGGAAGATGTCAATTGCACCCATTGATTCTGCTAAGTGGATTGGGGCTGATACTCTTCGTTATAGTTCATTGAGTGATGGGAGTGTTTACCGTTATCGAATTGACTCGGTGATGAATTTCCAACCAGTTCCTTTATCACGTACAAACGAATTCTCTTTTTATACACCAGACAAAGAAGAGTATGACTTCCGTTTGGTGTTTGCTACTGAAGATGATTTTCTTTCGGCACACATAGAGTTAGGAACATTAGAAGATGTATACGACTTTCCGTTCCCCGAAGATCATGAATCACTGTCCCTGTTATTTGATCTAAAGACGGATTCATACGGGATTATGTCTAGTAGTTCTTCGACCGCTATCATCATACGAGAACCGACGACCGTAACTTCTAATGCGTTTGACCGTTCGGGTACAATGGTAATGGGCAACACAACCGATAGTGGAGTTACTTTTGCTGATGATTTCTTATTAAAAACCAATTTCAAAACCAATAGCTGCTCGGTTGTTAAGACATTATCCACATTTACCTATTATTCTGATCTAACGATCAAAGTCAAAGAGCACAACAGAAACCCATTATTCACTACATTGATGAATAATCCAGACATCGGTGATCTCGATGATTTGGTAGATTGGAACACGATTATGTTCGTACCGAACATTCCACTGGGGTTTGACTTAGTAGTGGATACTAAATATCGAGCACAACCTACGTGGGAGAACGACCCACGACCATGAGGAATACTATGAATAATATGTATGGTGGATCAGTCGTAATTCAAACCATCGATAGGAAAACAGGCGATATCTTAGATGAATTTGGGCCTGAATCTAATATGGTTCTTGACCAAGGAGCGACGGTTCTATGGAAGCGTCTTTCAACATCCGACAGTGCCAGTCAGTCTAAATTTTCATCTATTGCCATTGGCACCGATTTTGGTGATGTCTTGGATTGGAGTTCTTTTAACCCAGAACCACCCAACCGTGATATGACAGAAGACGATCAAGACGTTATCTATTTTGTTCCTGTGGCGAACATGGAGTATACGTATCCAGACAGGAATGTCATTCAGGTCATCGGTCTTATTGATGGCGTACAGGCGATGAATCAGAGTTTCCCTACTTCATTCGATGCCGAGTTTTCATCTGCCACATTACGAGTGGGTGATAATAAAGCATTTGCCTATAAGCGCTTTCCGGCGCGTTACATCACACGCGATGTTGATATCCGTATCATTTGGACACTGACGATGCAGAATGCTCGCACTTTCTGTGGTTTTCAAACACCAACAGACTCCGGTGTTTCTTCTTTGTATATTGCCAACCAGATTGAATTAATAAAAATCGATACGAATGGCGAAGAAGAGTGGAAGTATACCCCTCATGCGAATCGCATCACCGCCGTGTCCGCCGATATGTCCAATTATGTATATACAGGCGATGAAACCGGGTTGACTCAGAAGAATTCCAATCAACGAACCTTGATATGGCAAAACCTTCAAACCAATTTAGACTTCCCTAATGCAGAACTCTCAAATGTCATTTATGATGACAGGGGCAATATCTATACCTCAGCACTGAACGGAGAGGTTAAGAAACTCACGGAAAACGGAGGTCAGATTTGGCGTTATCATGACGAAGTAAGTGAGTTCGTTTATGTATATGGTGTTGATAGTGACTACTGGGCTTATGTCTATAACCCCCAACGAGATTATATTGTTCGAGTTGACCCCAATGGCATTATTGATGAACTGAATCAAGGAGAACACCCTTCTGCGATAACCGATGCAGTTGTTGATTCTGATGGGATGTCCTTCACTATTTCAGCCGACCAAACAATTCGGGTGTTTAGTAATATGGGTGAACTCCTGTTAAGCAGCCCGACCACAAATATCCCCACGTCTGTCAGTCTGAGAGGAAAGACATCTATTGTTGTTGGGTTTACTTCTGGTGCTGTGTCCGTATATGACTATTCATTGAACGAAATATGGACGACCATATTAACCAATCCTGTATCTAATGTAGTGATTGATTCTGATGGTGCAGTGTATGCGTCGGTGTTAAATACAAATGACACATATAAACTATCCCCTACTGGAACAGTGGAATGGAGTTATAAGGCATTGGCCCCCATTAGTGCGATAGCCGTTGATAGGACAACTACATAATGATGAGATATAATGATCGACAGATTGGGGGGATCAACGGGGTTCTTTCAATCAAAACAATATGCAAAGAAACAGGTCAAGTCCTTGATGTTTTTAAGGACAAGAACGTCATCACCCTTGATGGTATGAGTAAGCTATGGGAGAGAATGGCTGGTAACGGTGATATCATTTCCCATTTCGTTTTGGGTTCCGACTATGGTGTAGAAGAAGGGGGTGATTGGAACATCTTTGCTCCCAAGCCTGCCGAAAACTCATACAACACCGAAAATCAATTTGCTATTTATAGTGATGCCCCCGTGAATACGGTATTTGAATACCCATCCATCACCGAGTTACAAGTAGGTACGTTGCTTAATGGGGAGCGTATCATTGATGAACTGTTCCCAGATGAAGTGACAGTACGCTATAACTCTGCATCCATTCGGTTTGGTGATGACACGATTTTCTCGTACAAACGATTTCCTGTCCGTTCTATATCTCGTCTTGTAGATGTTCAGATTCTATGGACATTCACCTTAGTAGACAGTGCATTGTTTGATTGTGGGATAGTTGACCCACCATTAGTTGACCCAATACCGGATCACTCATTGGGTATCAGTGTATATGCTGGGTATTGGGGTGATAATTCCATCCACAAGATCGATGATGATGCCAACCCGCTATGGGTGTACAATGGACATACTGATTGGGTTAACGATATCAAAGTGAATAACCAGTATCTATTTTCGGTCGGTCGTGATCTCAGTTTGCATGTGCTCAATACCGTCGATGGTACTCCTTTCAATATAATCCCAATGGCACATGCTTCTGTTATTAATCGTATATTGATCGATGGTGATCGTGTGGTTACTGTTGCAAATGACAGCCATGTCAAGAAGTGGAACTATGTGGATGGTGAAACTGTATGGGACTATTCACCCACAGTAAGTTCAAATGCGATGGCGATTGTTAAGTCGGCATCCAATGGCAGCTACTACGTGGCCTACCGAGACGGTAATATCGTTCAGTTAAACTCCGAAACGGGTGCTGAACAAAACATCATATCACTCGGTTATGAGATTGTTGAAATCGAAATAACACCTGAAAATGATTTGTTGGTTTCCTTTCTTGATGACAGTGTGGGTGGTTTGGCGTATGCAGTGATTCGATACTCAACAACATTCAATAATACTCAGCTAACCATCGATGATTATGATGACTATAGTTTCAGGATTATATACGACACGACAGGCAATGACACGGCCCCTGATTTTTATATTGGTTCTGATGTAAAGACGGTAAGGCGATATACCAGGACAGGTCTACTCGTATGGGAATTTGATCGGCACACCGATATTATTCGTGGCATGGATATGGATCAATTTGGTTATCTGTACACAGGTAGCCTTGACCAAACAGTACGTAAGATAACTCCGAATGGTAATCAGGTGTGGGCTTATACCGCAAATGAAAATCCACCATCATGTATCGCCGTAAGCATTAGTCCCGAAACAACACCATAAATTGAGGTTAACATAAAATGCCAGTATATGATTACACAAAACGAATAGCCGAATTGGGGACACTTGATACTCTTGCAGATAATGATGAAATTATCATTGTTGATAAGAGTGACTTGAGTGGAACACCAAATGGAACGGATAAGAAAGTTATCCCCCGTACTATCGTCGAGCAAGCGAATGTCCGGCCAGCCAATAATCTAACGGTTAGTAAGAAACTAACAGAGTGGTTGGGTGACTTTAATCAGGCGATTACTTCCGTTCAAGAAAAAGTACAAGACGCCACAACCACCCAGAAGGGTATCTCGCGGCTTGCGAGTGATTCGGAGGCCATAGCACAAGTCAGCAGTACAACGTCGCTTACGCCTGCTAATCTGGCGAGTATGGGTGCAACCGAAGAACGCACTGGTCTTGTGAAACTTCTTTCTAGTAGTGACCTTCTTACTAACATGACGAATGATCGATTAGCCGTAACAGCGAGTACCCTTTTTGCTGGGTTGTTCTCTGATAGTATCTTCGGGACGGATTCGTTTGTGTTTCGGATTCCAACCAAAAATTCAGACGATGATACGGTTACTCATCTAACGGTACAGTATGGACAGAGGGAAATTAACAGTGTCGCTTCTACGAACCGCCCAGAATCAAACTTCAACCATATCCATCCATTTATAGATATCGGGGTTACTTTTCCACAGGAATTCGAGAATCGATGCCTGATGGTTATCCCTATGGGATATAACGTCAACTCGGTGTATGAAGAAGGCACCGAATTTGTATACCGAGAGCTGACATCGACCATAGCCACCGCCACCATACGTGCATCACGGATAGAAGGCGACAACACAACAGGCGAACGAATCGGTGTTAAATACATTGCCATAGGATATTAATACCATGTTGGAAGTAGAAACCATACAAAACACATTCAGTAATGTTAGCGATGATCCCAAGTGGATAATCGATGAGTTTCGTGATCTTGTTCAAATACCACTAACACAAATACCAATGGATCATCACCCGACCACAGGCGAATCACTTGGTGTATTGTGTGAGCCTCCTTCTACCAACTTTTACCCATATGCAATGGGTATGAGTAACGGGTTAACCAACTCAAACGGCGTATCATTGGTTGAAACCGTGGGTGCTAACAATATGCTGTTTTTTCCGAAAGCACTCCGATTCGATGGTTCTGTTGCAGAGAAGTCTACATCGTTTTCGTTCGACACTCCGAAGTCATGGTTCTACGTTGGTATTAGCTTTTTCATGAAATTCCCTGATGGGGGGACAAAGCCAACATACGGTAGGAGTTATTTCAACGGGACTGATTTTCATTTTATGATTAACGGACTGGAAGTTATTGAGGCATCCGGCGAAGTGAGAATCGACGAGTTGGTGGATGGAAGTTATTGGGTTCGTGCGAGAATTAAATCACCATCACGCCCTGTCAATGAAATCACCATCGGTAATAGTAAATGGCAAAGTAACCGAACATTCCTGATTACCGGGTTACAGATTGAGCCTTATATGGTTACGTCCCCTATATTAACCAATGGAGAAGTAGAAGTTAGAAGTGGTAATCATCTTCGATTCAACGGAGACTACTTCAAGACGGTTAACCCAGAACAAGGAACACTCGAAGTTTCTTATTCATTGAAGCATGGGAGTGTCGGGTCAATTATCACCGCATCATCGGTTTATGACGATTGGGAGATTGGGCATATTGGTGAATGGTATGATAACCCAGAGAAAGAACCAATGACGTATGTAATTGATGTAACCAATGACGCCTATTCTTTTTCAAATTTTGATGATCCCACAATTGATTCATTACGTCGGTGGAATGAAACTAACAAGATCAAGTTTACTTACAGCGCCTATGGCAATCGGTTTATCAAGAACGATAGCCTCATTTACAAACATAAGAATTTCAACTCAAATAAAAATAATATGCCACCTACTGTCTATTCATTAGGTATTTCCCGAAACGGAACCCATATCAATGGTTACATAGAATCATTTGATATACGAGGAAGAGCATTAACGGACAAGGAGATGGTGAATGGGTGATGTATTCAAGAAGAAGAGGCGTGCAGAAATGTATAATTATTCCCGCCCAAAAATTGCATATTATGAGAATGAAGCGGGCGCTACTGTCTCATCTCCACCAAATGCACTCATGATTGAATATAAAGATGGGTATCCATACGGGTTAAAACTCGGAAATGGTGATTATTTACAAATCCCCCTGGACACCGAATCTCCTTGGACATCGGATACCGGAACCATGATATTAGTGATGAACGCACCCAGTGGTGTTGAATTTGCTAAGTCGGGTGATTTGGTTGTGAGTGGTGTTGGCGCAATGAAGACATATATCATCAATGTTCCTGTTGGTGTGGTTCTTGATAATTTAATTGAAGTTTCATTTAATCGAAATATATTAACGGAACCAGAGAACGCACATATTCTGATGGTTAAATATTACAAGGAAACAATTGATTTTTCTCCATATACAGAGTTTGAAGCTATGGAAGAACTTAATCTTTTCACGCACGGAATTTGGTCTTAAATAGTACAAAACGATATGGAGATAGAGATATGGCACTACTAAACCCGATTAGATATATCAACGATGGTGAACCTCTCAACGAGGTAACACTTAATCGTCCGGCACTCGATGTGTCAACCAACCTCGCATCCCTGTTTTCTAGTGTTGATGGTTATGACAATGGGACACCCGAAGCACAATCAGACCGTGTTGTTCTTCGGGATGATACTGCGACTGCGAAGTTTGGTGTTCCGAGTAACGACCAACACCCATGGCGGTTAAATGAGTTCCGTGAGTATATGTTTGAATATTTTGAACATACCGACAGGTCAAACATAGACCCAATGATGATCATTAACTATGACCATCTGCCTCGCGCTACTGCTAGTACCCCTGGTATCACCCAGCTAATTGACTCATATATTGGGTCTGATGGGGATAATGCTCCAACCGCCGAAGCACTCGGTGATCTATACCGCTGGCTGGTTACAGGAGGAAACCCAACAGGAGAAGTTCATAGGAATCGTCTGCCCAGTGCATCGGTTACATCATCCGGTATCATTAAGCTAAACGATTCATACTCAAGTAACTCGTTGTCCAATGCGCCTACCAGTAATGCACTGTATCAACTATATCTACTAATGCAAGAAAACTTTAGTGACGTTGCAAATGATATGCCAAAATCACTGGATGTTTTTTCTTTTGACCAGATGCGGAATAATAACCCTTCTGTCGGGGATTATGGTCTTAACAATGAAAAAGATTTCGTATCGAGTGGATTTACATCACGTAGGATATGGGAAGAACTACAAGAATTCATCGCATCATTCACCACACAAGGGGTTGGTTTTAATATTACCCATAGAGCGGGTGCTTTCCGTCTTCCAAATGGTTTAATATTACAGGCTGGGTTCCACGGTACTGGCCCAGACGGGAAAAGACTTCTCGAAATGCCAATCGCTGTCCCTAATGGTTTATGGTGTTGTGTTATTTCCGAGTTTGGCGCCAGTGGTTGGGTTAATTACAATGGAAATCCTCTTGTTCCTACTGTATACGGTATTGCTTTTAATGAAAGTGGATTAAATGCCGAGAGGTCTAAGATTCTTCGCCCTTTGGTGTACGGTGCTAGGTTAAATACAGGGGGTGCCACATTCGGTGCTGGTATGGGTTTTTCGTGGATCGCACTTGGACATTAAAAAAAAAGGAGAAATTATTATGTTGATGGATTTGATGAAAGAACAAATTTACTATGATTATAATCGTGGGTTTATAACAAAAGCAGTTCACGGGGAAATTCCCGATCATGCAGTCTCAATAACAAG